ACATCATTTGCTGATGATGCTTCACCCCAGTTCCCTGCTCCCCAAGTATCTGTACCCCAACCATAACCATATGATTGTGCTGCAGGACCCACTGGCTCGTAAGGAATTAATTCTATACTACCACCTGTAGATACAGTAGCTGATGCATTAGAGCTTTGTGTAATTGTAAACACAGAACTAGATGTAACAGAAGTCACTTGAAAGTTTTTATCTTCAAAATCAGATGCAGAATAACCCGTACCACCTGGTAGTGTTACATTATTAAATTGTACAATGTCACCTGCTACTAAATTATGGCTGGCTTTAGTTATAGAACAAATAGCAGAACCAGATGTAGTTGCAATTGTTGCACCTGTTAAAGCTGCTTTTACAGGTGTAATGTCATAGAGCTGACCTTCAAAGTATAATAATAAAAATTTATCAGTTCCGATAGCAACGTATCTGTTACCATCAAGATCAACAAACGCAAACTCTCTACGTGCTACACCAACAATAGTATCTGTAACAAGTGAAGACCAACCACCAACTTTTTCTGGTAGCATATATCTAAATCTTACATTGTCACAATCAATCCAACGTTGTTCAGCACCAACAGATGTATTCTGTTTGTCAATTCCTGGAAAGAATGTAAAGTCAAGTAGAGCCACGTTCTAGCTCCTATATTTTGTCTTTGTAGACCCAGCCTCTCGTTGCATTAACATACACCAAGGTAAAAGCTGAAGCATTTGTTGAAACAACTAAATCTGATGCAGATCCATTTATGTTTGAACCACTTCTTCCAACAGTTAGATTGTTAGATGCAAAATTGTTTCCACTATCAATAAATGTAACTTCGTTTCCAATAGCAGGTGAAGCAGGTAGATTTATTGTAATTGCAGTACCAATACCACCTCCTGATGTATCAACTAAAATTTGATCACCATTGACTGTAGTATATGTTGCTGACGGTGTATAATATCCTTTGGTTTGTAGTTTACCTGTGATGTTTGTACCATCAGAATATAAAACTGTTGTTGATCCAATTGGTAGAGCTAGCCCGGTCCCTGATACAGTTTTAACTGTTAGTGTATAATTAGAAGCCGATCTTGTTGTAGCATCTTCTACAATAAATACTCTTTCTGCAGAATCCGGCATAGTAACTGTTCTGTTTGCAGTCAGTGTACCAGTTAATTTATAGTATAAATTCTTACCATTTGCTGTAGCATGATTTGCTAAAGATAAAGCTACATCAGCAGATCCAACATCTAATGATAAATAACCAGATGATGCTTGCTCTAGTATCTGTAGATTCGTGTTTGTAATTGTACCCCAGGTACCTGATTTTTCACCTGTGGTAATTAATTCTAGTTTTAAGTCGCTCGACGTACTTGATGCCATATGTTTCTCCTACGGATTATCCGGGTCGATAGGTACCCAGACACCAGTTGCCCCTGGAACTATCGGGTTCCATGATATCACAGAAGCGGTACCTGTTGCAAGGTTTATTCTTACCCCTGTTACATCAACTCTTTTATTGATTTTAACAGTAACATTACCTATTGTAATTTCTATTTCATTACCTGTCGGTAATACTCTAGCAGAGGCAGTAATTCCTACAGTTCCTGTGCTTACATTTACTCTGTTTCCTGTTAAAGAAACAAAGACTGTTACGCCACCTGGATCGGCGAATGGTGAGTTTGCAAAGGGTGTTGCTCCAAATAACATAATTTTATCCTAAAGATGTTTGTATTGGCTCCCAAGTCATGCTTGCTCCTGGTACAATACCATCCCATTTTTTAATTAATACAGAACCATCTGCAATATTCAACCTTGTTCCTGTAGCAGAAACATTTGCTTTTGCTACAATTGTTACAGTTCCGCTTGATATATTCTGTCTGTTTGTTGTTACAGTTACAGTTGCATTTGCTTTTGTTGTAACATTACCAACTCCAACATCAACTCTGTTTCCTGTTACAGATATATTAGCATCTGCAGATATAGTAACAGTTCCTGTACCAAAGTTTACTTGTGATCCGTTTGGTAATACAGTTGCTTTACCAACTATAGTTGGATCACCTGTATCTGTATTTATTCTATTACCTGTTACAGAATAGATAGAAGCAAATGTAGGTGTACCTGTATTTAAGTTTACTCTTGATCCTGTTAACGCTACTACAGCTTTTGCAACAATAGTTGGATCACCACTAGATACATTGATACGGCTACCTGTAGTTGATACGTTTACACCTGTACCTTCAATAATAGTTACATTACCAATGGTAAAATTAAGCCTATTTCCAGTAACACTTAAATTAGCATTACCTACTAGACCTACTGTTCCTGTGTTAGCGTTAATTCTATTCCCGGTTACGTTTACAAACGCATTAGGGTTAAATCCTGAATCTCCAAAAGGTGCTCCTGCAAAGGACGTTCCGCCAAAAAACATAATATAAATTCCTTAAAAGGAG